GGATCAGGCAGCCCGGTAGAGCAGCGTCAGGCCGATCTCGCCGGCCGCAGCGGTTGCCGCGGCAGTCGAAACCAGGACGCCGATCTTCCGGTCGGATTGAGATGCACTGACGCGCGACAGCGCCTTGCTGAGCACCTGAACTTGGCCGCCGGCTTGCGCCACGGTCAGGCCAGAGCCCCACACGGCGCCGCCGTCAGCGGCGGCAGTCGATAGAGCATCCTCGGCGGCATTCAAGACGCCTACCGACATGGCGAGCGTCGGCGTGCCGTGCGCATCCAGGTCGTCGGAATCAACCAGAAGACCAACAGGAACGCAGCCGGCCGGCAGGATGCCGACCGCGCCGATGTCGTTCAACGCCAGGTCGCCGGTAGCCAGGGTGAGAGAAAACCGGGTGGCGACGACTTCGCCGCCGGCCGGAGTGGGAACCGGCTTGACGCCGGTCAGGTGGTCGTTCGAGTTTGTGAAACCCATGATGTCGCTCCTTATTCAGCGGGTTAGCGGGCGGCGGCAGCCGTGTCGAGGCTGAACAGGCCGAAGTCCTGTACGCCGACACTGCCTTCGTGGTCGTAAGAGCACTTCTTGACGCCGAAGATCGACGACGTGGAGATCACAACTTTGTCGCCGTTGTCGCGTGTCTCTTCGTGCCAGTCGAAGCGCAGGTTGGTACCAGGAGAGCCGAAGGCCACGACGGCAGCCTGAGCGCCCATGAACAGCGCACGAGCGGCCTCGACGGTTCCGGCGCCGGCATCGTTGCTGCGGATGACGTTGCGGTGGCTGTGCAGGATCACGCCGCGATACATGCCGAGCGAACCCTTGAACAGCGGGCTATTCTTGCCTTCGGCGGCAGCAGCGGACTTCTGGATGTCGAGCCACTGGCCGGTGTTGGTATTCGAGCGCAGATCGTCTTCCTGGAAGGTGTGCATGACGCAGACGAACGTCTCGTTGCCGTCGATCTTGCACGGCTGGAGAACCGGGATGCCGGTGGCGCCGCCGCCCTGGTTGTCGGCGCGCGTCTTGGCGCGGTCGATCAGGCGCAGGTCGAACTTGTCGTTGGCATCGAGGTTGTTGTACGCCGTCGCGTCGCCGCCGTAGAGGGTGTGATTCGCATCAGGCACAACCAGGCTGTTGTTCGCGCGGCCGGTGTAACCAAGCGGGAATACGAAGTTCGGGTTGATGCCGCGCTTGCCGGACATGTAGATGAACAGCAGCTCGTCGAAGACGCGCGCCCACCAGCCGGACTGTTGGCGCTTGGCCTTCTCGCGCAGGTTGTGCAGCGTGCGCTTGCGGGTCATGCGACCGCCGGTATTCACGCCGCAGCGGGCCTGGTCAATCCAGATTTGGTCGGTGTAGAACTTCTGCGCTTCTTCCTTGCCTTCGAGGTTGTCCTCGCCCTCAACCGGCGCCATCTTCATTTCGGCCAGCAGGTCGTAGGTGATCTGCTCGCCGGCATCGGATTCGAGCTCGGTCAGGATTTGAACGGGAACCTCGACCGCCTCTCCGCGACCCATGAAGCGGGAGTTGAAGTAGGACTTCTGCGAGGTATCGAAGGCCAGGAGGCCGGAATACTTCTTGACTGCCTTGGGATCATTGACCCCGATGATGGTACGTGCCATGGCAAATGCTCCTTGTCGGTTGGTTTAACCGGGAGCACTTCCTGCGCGCCCTGCTGCTAGCTTGTTTCTAGGCTCTTACTCTGCCACGCATGGCACGAGACGGAACCTCGTCGTTTTGCTGCTTCTGGATGGGCAAATCGCGCGGCGCTATCACGCGCAACCGCGCCAACTGCCCGCTCTTGTGAATCAACTGCACCCGGACGCCGCCATCCTCTCCAATGGCAACAGACTCGCCCGGGCGCAAATCCAGCATGAGGCTGGACGACTCCATCACGCCGCCTTGAGCCAGCGTTCGCGCTGGGCGGGCGTCATCTTGGCAATGGCATCCTCCAGCTCAAGCCCATCCAGTCCGTCGAGGTCGGAAAACTCGCCGGCTACGTCGCCAGGGCCATCGCCGCCAGGAACCCCGGCCAGCGTTTTCGGCACGGAAGCCAGCGGCGGCTTGCGTCCTGTTGGCTTGCCGTCAGGCTTCTTGTCAGCCGCCTTCGGCGCAGAAGCGATACCGTGCTTGGCCTTCACCATGGCGTGCGCCTCGGCGATGAACCAGCGCAACGGCTTGTCCTGGTTGGCAGGATCAGCGGCAATCGCCTTGACGAACAGATCGAGATCGCGATTCTTCGCCTCGTCGGCGCGATAGTCGATGCCTTCCGTCTTCTTCGCGTCACGCAGGAAGCGATTGACCGTCATCGCCCATTCCTGCTGCGCGGCCTGCTCGTTCATCTCCTGCGCCAGATCGGCCTTGATCTTGAGCGCGCTCAGCTCGTCTCGCTTCGTGTTGATGCGCGACAACTCGGACTGGAAGTCCGCGAACTCGATCTCGCCGCTGCGGAACTTCTCATTGGCGGCGGCCAGGTCTTCGTTGATCGCATTGACCTGAGCATCAAAATCTTCTGGCAGCGAAACCTGATAGCGCGGCAGACGCTCGGCTTCGTCGTCATCGTCGGCGGAATCTGCAACAGGCGCTGACGCGGCCGAAGCATCAGCCGCAGGCGTGGCATGGTCAGGCTCAGGATCGTCATCATCGACATCGACGGTCTTGCCGCCATCGTCAGCAGCAGACTTGCCCTCGACAGGCGCAACCGCAGCGTCATCGTCGTCACCGTCTTCGTCTTCCCCATCATCGCCAGCAACATCATTCATCGCGGCCAGCTCTTCTGAGGAATACTCAGACTCCTGAAGCGCCTCGCGCTCTTCGTCGGTCAATGTTTCCAGTACATCCTTGTCTTCGACACTCATGCGTCTCTCCTTCTGGTTTGAAAATCAGTCTTTGTCGCCATCGCCGGCCAGTCTGGCAACCTCGGCAATGCGCTTCGTCGCCAATGCCTTCACCCGCGCCATGCGCTTCGGATCGTTGCGAATCTCGCGGGCACGCATCAGCGTCCGCAAATCGTCCTCGGCCATCCATTCCTCGTCTGGCTTTAAGGCCATTGCCCGACTCGTGCTCTTTGCTGCCATGTCAATCTCCTTTAGTGACCATTCAACCGGCTAGCGATGCCGGCCCAAACCGCAGCAGCAACGGCAGCCGCGATGACGCCCATCAGCGCCAGAAAGCCATGATCTGCGGCCCTGCGCATCTTCTTTCCAAAACGCAGGTCTTCCCGGAATTCCTCGACCGACTCCGGTTTGCTGATGTCGACGCCAAGAATGGCGAACACCTTGCGGACTGCCTTCTCCGCGACATCTTCTGCCTGTGGGCAGTCCTTGTGTTCCATTGAGCAATCTTTCATCGGAATGTCCACCCCACACGAATGCGCGCCTCGGCACCAGTCGGCCCGAACGCCTGCTGGCGCGTCTGGTTGATTTCAACTCCAACCCGGAAACGACTCACATCGCGTTCCAGCCAGACGCCGGCGGTCTGGTGGGTCGGAGACCAGGACAAGCCTGCTGCCCACTTCTTTGGCTCTTCTGGCGGCGCGGCGGTTTCAATGGGGATGTCGATGGCGCGGACGATCTGGCCATCCGGGCTGCTGGCGATCACTCGCTTGCCGCCATCCTGTTCGCGCACCAACGAAAGATCGACGGTGACTGGCGGGCATGGCTTGATCTCTCCGCCTGGCATCTTCAATACCTTGCCCTGCACGGTCACGCTTGCAGTGCGCTCAACCTTTGCTGCGCCCTTCGGAATCTTGTGTTTCGGCTTGGCTTTGGCGTCAGGCGCACGTTCGACGATCACAGAGCCGTCATCCTGCCTGACCTCTGGCGCAGGCTTCTCGATGATGGGCGCAGGACGGGCGAAATACCATCCGGCGAACGCGCCGATAGCAACCAGAACGGCGGCAATCAGAATGATGTAACGGCCCTTCATTTGATGCGCCTCAAGCGCAGAAACCGCGCGGCACGGCCGCGAAGCTGACTCGGGAATAGTGCATCGCGCCGCAGACGCAGTGCCGCACAATAGGCGCGCAGTATTCCTGATCTCACTTGCGCCCCCGCTTCCAGTCGTCCCAGCGGGCATAGACGGTCAGCGCAATCCCGGCCAGCGTCAGGGTTATAAATACCGCCTTGAGTGTCGGGCTCCACTGAATCATCGGCTCGATGGTCTGCGCGGCGTCAGACAGGACTGGCGCCAGAGTCTCAACGGCAGCCGCGCCAACCGTGCCGGCTGCTGCTGCTGCCTGGCCGATCATCGAGCGCGATTCGACAACCTTCCGCTCGCCCTTGCCTTCAGCCCAGCGCGAGACGCGGAATCCTGGGCACGCCTTGCCGGCGTCGTAGTCGTTGTGCCCGCTGACCTTCTTGACGCTTGGATGCCTATCAAGGATGTTACGAACCAGGGCGCGCAGCGCCGCATCCTGCTCGGGCGTGAAGTGATCCGCAAATTGATCGTTCGCCGACGAACCGAACCCGCCGATCAGGCAGATTCCGATGGTGCTGGCGTTGCGGTTCTTGACGTGGGCGCCGATTCTGCGCTCCTGCCGGCCTTCCAGTACCGATCCATCGCGGTCGATGATCCAGTGGTAGCCGATGTCATCAAAGCCACGCGCCTTGTGCCAGCCGCGAATCTCATCAATCTTGGACGGCGCAGCCTCGCCAGCCATCCACTCCGGGCGCGTCGCCGAGCAATGGACGATGATCTCGTCAATCTTGCGCATCGCCTACCTCCTTCGGTTTTACTGCTGCCTCTATCTCGCCGATCCGCGCAGACAAAGCCTCGAACTGCCTGTTGCCGGCGTTCTGCAACTCGGCAACCTGGAGCCTTGTATCGCGCTCGATGTTCGCCACTTCCAGTCGCACATCGGCATCGCGGTTGATCTGGAGAGTACGGTTCGCGGCCTCCATTTGTGCCTTGCGCAGCGCGTCGGTCAGGCGCTCGATCTCCTGCGCGGCCTGCTCCTGCACCTGGATGACGGCAGATTGATCGCCTCCACCCTGCGCCGCTCCGGCTTCGGCCAGCAGCTTGTCGGCCCTGGCGTTGATCTCGCGCACCTTGGCGCGAGCCTCTTCGAGCGCTGCCATGGCTGTTTCGCGCTGCAACTGCATCGCCTCGGCCTGCATCGCCATCTGATCCTCGGCCTGCTGCATTTCCTCTGGCGTCATTTCCTTGTCGGGATCGCGCTCGCCGATCATGCGCCGCAGCGCATCGGCGATCTCGTCCTTGTTCGGCAAGTCAGAGAACTCCATCGCCAACAGGAACAGGCGAATCGCCATTTCTGGCGGGAGACGCTGAGCAAGCTGGTTGATCGAGTCGAACATCACCTGACGCAAGGTTCCGGCGTAGTCGGCCTCTGACACGATGAAATCCGCCGCCGCCGTCGTGATGTCGTTAATGAAGCGAACCGAACCATCGGCCTGCATTTCCGGCTGATTGATCTTCACCCACTCGATGCGCCCCTTTGCGCCAGTCAGGCGCAGCACCTTCTGTTCGGTGTAGAACTGCTCGACCAGGCTCAACTGCTTCTCGCCCTGAATCTGCACGGCCAGGCGCAGATTGTCGAAAAACTCCGTGGTATTCACGGAGCCCTGCAACTGCCTGGCCTTGATCGCCTCGCCGGAAGCGGCGTTCGTCTGGCGCCCAAGGTTCTCGTTGTTGATGCCGACCGCGTTCTGAATCTTTTGCGCGTCCAGCGTCATCATCTGGACTTGCCCGGTCGCAGCATCCGTGTCGCGGCGCAGCGTGAATTCCGCGCCGCGCTTCTTCGTGATGACACCATCCGGTCGGTCGGCTTCCTCGCGGGCGAGTTCCCAATCATCCACGGCATCCGTATCCGCGATGATCTGGTTCGTGTTCAACATGAACAGTGCCTTGCTGGCGCGTTTGTTCAAGTCCTGCTGCAAGTCGCGCACGCGGCGGATCGCACCATAGGGCAGGCGGTCGCGCCCCCGGCGATAGGCCCAAATCGGCGTCAGGCTGAAGCGGTTATGTCGGTAGGTCGACGGCCCGAGCGTCAGTAGGTTCGCCTCGGTGAAGACTGCCACATGTACGCGCATGGCGATCTTATCGATGATCGTCGCGCCCTCGCGCGCTACCTGCTCGGCGAGAACGGAATCATTCTGATCCAGGAACGCCCCACGGAAAGAGCCGTCTGCAACCATCTTCACCCGCGCCGGCTTGCGATACTGGCACTCAATCAGCTTGATCCTCCGGCGCTTGGCATCCACCATCACCCCGGCTCCAGAGGCGTACAGCACGCCAGATGCCTCGACCTTGTTGCCGAGATACCAGGTGTCTTCTTCCGGCTCGACCGACATTGACTCATCCATCGCAGCCAGAATCTGATCGCGCCGCTCCGGGAACATCAACAGGGCGACATCCTCATCCACCCAGCGCCAACGGAACAGGTAGCGCGCATCCGACAGGTCGAGCTCGTAGCAGGCCGAATCCCACAGCACATTCCGCCAGTCCTCGTAGCGGTCGTAGAGAATGTCCTGCGTCGGATCGTCGCGGGCGCCATCATCCACCCAGCCGACGCCCACCTTGGCGGCATCTGCAAACGCCCGGGATCGGTTGAACGGCACGCGATTGATGTCTGATACGAACTTGAGCACGTTCGTTTTCACGTCCGCCAGCTTCACGTCATCCTCGGATCGCGGCAGTACGCGCCAATCGACGCGCGTCCGGCGTTCCGTGCCGATCAACCAATCGACCATCGCCGCGACCTCATTGAACACAAGCGGCATCTGGCCGCGTGCCTTCACGATGGCCGCATCTTCGGCGTCCCACTGCTGGTTATCATAGAAATCGGCGTCCATCGCCATTTCCATCCGGTTCGCCGCCTGCTTCTCGCGCTCATAGAAGAACCACGACAACAGTTGCCGGTGTTCCCGGCGAGCCTCTTCCGAATCCAGGTGGTGCGCCTTCGCCTGCATCGGCAGGTTACGACTGGCGGCATCCAGGGCGTCCATGTACTGATCTCCGGACGCCCGGCGCCGTGGCGTAACCTCGAATTCAGCCATACGCCAGCGCCCCTTCATCCTTCTCCAGTCGGATTTCATCGCCGCCAACCAGCTCGCCATCAGCCATCAACTTCATCTCTCCGATGGCCTGGCCGAGATCGAGCGGCGGTGCGGAAGGCATGCGAATCAGGTCTGGCAATCCTTCATGGATGATCTTGGCGATGCGATACCAGGTCGATGTCGTTTCATCCATGCCCAGCACTTCGGCCGCCTTGCGGCCCTGTTGGGCGAGGTATTGCGGATCGTCGTACTTCCATGCGGCCGACTCGCAGACGATGAACCAGGGGGAGCCCTGCGCCCGACGCGCTGGCATCAACACCAGCGCGCGTTCGTCATTGACCCAGGTATAGATCGCCAGCACGTCGCCATGCTGACGGACACAATGCGCCTTGCGCGGATCGAGTTGTATGGCCATGGCGCGGAAGAGTGCCACGCATGGCACGAGACGCACCCCGTCAGAACCTCACGTAATTCACGCCTCGACCAGCATAATCAGAGCATTTCATGGCAATGCGCACAGCCTTTATGGCATCCGCGCCAGCCATCAGCGCACCCAGAGCGATCTCCTGCCCGGCGCCGGCAGCATGGATTTTCCCATCGTAACGCTGATAAACCAGCCTGGACGACAAACGCCAGATGCGCCGCCGCTCATCAATCACCAGAGCGCAATCACGGCTGAGATCGTCTGCAAGCGGCTGTCCTGGGTGCTCGATCTCGCCAGCCATCCAGCGCATTACATTGGTGGCGAACGAAGCATCGCCCATTCCAGCAACCAGGAAGCGCCGCCCATCTGGCGCAGTGATGCGGCGAACCTTGCGCACCGGCTGATGGAACCCGCCAGACCAAGAGGCTTTGTCGGCGGCCAGCGTGCGGCCGTCCCAGGCTATTGTCGTCATACAGCCATTCCGCTCCCGCGCCGTTGAATTGGCTTCGCCTGAGGTTTGGCGCCAACGTACTGGCCTGACTCAAGCGCCTGCCCAAACTGCCGGAAAGCATCCGCCGAGTGCTCGCAGCCGTTTTCCTCTGGCTCCACCCCCCACGCCCCCATTGATTTATTCCAGCGCCGCTTGAATCCAGCCAGCTTACGCAGGCCGTCTGCGCATCCAATCTCATCGAACCAGGATGAGGCGAACGCCTTGCGCGTCTGCTGAATCCCGATCTGCTCTTCGCGAATACGATCCACAATGATGATGTTGCGCATACCGAGATCGGCCAGCATTTCCTCGATGGACTTGTTTTGATCTGATAGGCGCTTGTGGGCACAGTCGTGGGGCAGGTAGTGATGGCCGAAGATCAATCCTGTGTCTTGCAGGTACTTCCAGTAGTGCCCAAGCGTCTCTCCGCTGTTTTCGTAGTGCAATATCCACCGATATTCGAGACCAACCTTCTGCAAGAACCAGATCGCCGTCGAATCCGAGCGCCCAACGTCCCAAAACGTGTCTGTCGGAACGTCCACGCGAGGAATCCGGCAGATGCGGCCTTGTTTTCTGGCGTCGGCAAGCTGCGTCGCGTAGTAGCAGCCTTCGGTTGATACCTGGAAGGCTTCCTCGGGTGTGCCTGGGTATTCCTGCCACATCTTCGACTCGTCGCCGGAGAAGTCGGCGTCGCGCACGGCCACGTACCACCACTTCTGTTCGTCAGTCAGCGTTCTCCCAATCTTGCCTTCAAGTTCATGGAAGTATTTGATGTCCTTCTCTGTCAGATCGATGGGCGTATCAAGCGTGTAGCCCTCCTCGTCCCACCAAGGAAAGAAGTGTAGCTTCCAGTCGCGCGGTGTCAGCGGCTTACTCTGCTGCTCAATCGCCAGGGCGCGCTGCACCATCTTGTAAAAGTCGCCGTCCTGCCCTTCTGCCGTCGATTCAATAATGGCAATACCGGACTGAGGAACGGCCGGAAGAGAGCCGGTAACAACCTCCTTGGCTTTGTCAGGATACTTCGCGCAAATCTTCCCGAATTCACTCACATGCAGCCTGTGGATAGTTCCAGATCGCATCGACGTGGCCACACGGATGCTTGATCCATTGTGGCCGAACAGCAGCTCCGTTGCCGACTCCCTCTTGAGCGGGAACTTTTCTTGCAGTGATGGATGTAGGTTGCTGTAGGCGAACTTCACCTTGTCACGGAAAATGACCTCGGCAGACTCCCTGTCCTGCGCGATGATGCCGCAGCGAATTGGGTCTTTCGAGAACAGCGCAGTATCCAGCCAGACAATAGCAACCAGCGTCGTGAATCCCAACTGCCGCGCCTTCAATATCAGGTTGCGACCATGCATCCGCTTGATAAGCCGTCGCTGGGCTCGGTTCGGCTTGAACTCAACAACAAGGCCATCCTCATCATCCTCGCCCTTGATGATGATCTTGTATAGGTTTGATATCCGCCATTCCGGGTCATTGAGACCATCGGCCAGCTCTTCAAGTGTCAGATCGGCCATCCGCCTTGCCCAACACCTTACCACTCAGACCGGAAAGAAGATCGCCAAGAGCATCGGCGCGCTGATCGTGATCCTTCTTGAACAACCCAAGAATCTTCGCAGCACGCTCCAAGGCGCTATTCTTGTCCCAAAACTTGTACTCGATGCGGCCGTACTCGTCGATCTTGAATGATGCGATGGCCGAGCGCGTCACCGGGTCAAGCTCATGAGGGAGTTTCACGCGGCCGTCCGGGTGCATGATCCCGGCGATGTCGGAATGAACGAGGCGCCGGTACTCTTCGAGGACCGCGGCACGGTTCAGGACAGCCTTTTCGGCAGCGGCTGTGGATAACTCCTTGACCCTTGCAGAAACCTTGCCAGTTGCCATCAGCCTGCTGGCAGCTTGCCAAACCGTTTCTTGCTTCCATGCCAGAGACTTCGGATACGCCGCGCGATAAGCGTCCGCCTGCGTCTTTCCGGACGCAACTTCGATGGCGAAACGCTCTTGCTGTGGCGGCCTAATGATCACATCCCATCTCCAACCGCATCGCGAAGATGAGCTGCAATCCGCTTAACCGCACTTTCCTGTGCCCAAAGTCTTTCAAGCTCTAGCGCAGCGCGGTGCATTGCGTCCTTCACGGTGGCATCGCTCCATCCTTGCGGGCTGGTCAGCAAACTCACAAGCGTCTCCCGGCTATCAAACTCAATCGGTCCTTTTGTCGTCATGCCCGTATCTCCCTGATTTGGATTCCATGAACGGTCGCCATCAGGTGCCGCTTGATCCTGAATTCGGGCGTCACGGCGCCCTTCACGTCGGCGACCACCAGCTTTCCGTTTTCCGTGAATGTCATGTCCGCGATGTAGCGAAGAGGCGGATGCTTCTTGCGGTTGATCATCACCGCGGGCGCAAGCTCGAACGTCACCTGGCGCTTGAGGTCGGCGATCTTCCCGTCCATCAGCAGGCCGCGCAGGTAACACCAGTGCCGGTACTCGGCCTCGGAATCGAAGCGACCGTCGGCGGTTTCGGTCACCTTGTTGCGGTACTTTTGCGCTTTGCGCGCCTTCGGTTGGTCGCGGTATGCGGAGAGCGAAGGACGTGGGCGGAGAATGGGGGCGGTCAGATCTGTCACAGCAAGCACCCCTGCGGAGAAGTTGGCGGAGCGATCTTTCTCACGACCATCTGCACGCGGGCCGCGCCATCGGGCTCCATGCGATCGGAGCGGATGCTGCGAACCCATCGATCATCGTCAATCACCACGCCACGGAGGGCGTCGAAGATCACCTTGTTCGCGTTATCAAGGTCGATGCAGCGCACGTCGTCGTCCCAGCCGAATGGGTTTTTCTCGGCGCGCTTTGCCCAATCCTTCGGGCGTTGCGGAAACAGCTTGATCTCGATGGAAACGCGACCAGCAATCGGCTTGCGGATCCCGGACTGCTTTGCCAGCCAGCCGACCTCCTGCTTGTACGCCTTCGCCTCCTTGGTCGGAACCATCATCGCGTGACCGTTGATCGTCACAGCACGCCAGTAGCGGTTTGCGGACACAGGCCATGGCAGGACGAGATTGATTTCATCGCTCATGCGCGCCTCCGCATGGGAGTGATCTTCTCTTCGTCGCCGCTATCGTCGTCGTAAGGCCTGGCGCTCCGGCGGTCATCGCTGCGCCGCTGGATTTGCGTCCCGACGTGGTACTTGCGGCAGTGCCGGCAGTGATACAC